TTCTGTCAGGATTATTAGAGTACTCGAAATAGTTGCCTACCTCTTTCTCAGTGAAACATCCGATGGGGTCTTTGGTGTGAGTGTAGTACATGGTTAAAGCCTTTTCATTGCAGCAATTGAAATTCTAAGAACCTGAGACTCAGAGCAGCCTAGATCCAACAGAGCTTCCCAAAGTTCTTCCCAACAAGGAACTGATTCCTCGAAAACAAACTCTTGGAGAAGACGTTCTAGGCCTGCTAATTTAAGATCTTTCATATTCTTATGCCTCGTAGCTAGGTGATTGAAGGAACTCTTCTAGGAGATACGAATTTTCAGCCGCCTCCAGTAGAGTGTCTCCATTACAGATGATGACCTCAGAAGGATCAGCATTTTCCATAATAAAGCTCTGGTAGCTATCAAAGTTTGCATCGTTCATATCGTATAAATTCATTATTTCTCTCTGTTTTTTCAGTTTATACAAGTATTATACATGATATATGACCAAATGACAAGCACTATTTCACTTTTCTTTAGATCCTTTTGTCATATAAATATGCAATAAACATTGATTTGAGTATATACAGTATGGCTAGAGCAAGTAGATTTTTCCTCTTCCTGACACGATCCGAGTACTGGATTGTCGATGAGAACACCCTACAAGAGGTTCCCAAGCCACGCGAGATGATCATCAAGCAGTCCACTGTAGAAGGTGTACGCGACTATGTGATCATTGCTAACAAGCAAAACCTCCCTATTGTAGACCGCTGTAGAGACAGGACAGCTTGGCACACTCCAGAAGGAAGACAGCGTATTAGAGAAGCCAAGCTAGGTGAGAACCACCCAGCGGTTAAAAACGGGCGCAATCAGGAGTTCAGAGATAAAGTCTCCAATACTATGAAAGGCACCCGTCGAGGTGAGTTCAACCCTATGTACGGTAGAAAGCATAGGGCTGATACTATACGCAAAATCCGTGAATCAGCCTACAGTAGACCTAAGCGAAAGTGGTGTGTCGAACCCACTGGTAAAATGCATCTGGTTGAATTCGATGGATTTGATCTACCAGCGGATTGGCAATGGGGTCGTTACTATGACCCATATCGCCCGACCTAGGCGGCTGATTTCTTTGTAGACCTTTTCTTTCGCTGTTTCTTTTTTACAGGGACATTATACTCCTCTATACCCAATGCGGGCAACAGAGTCTCCAACTGAGGGCATAGCTCTAGCAGCGTCCCGTCTTTAGCAGCCGTCAACCACTTAGCTTCAATATGATGTAAGCCTTCTAAGACCTGCATCCAGTTAGCCTCGCGCTTCCAATCAACCAGCTTTTGCATATTGCCATTAGGATTAGAGAATGCATTGATGCGTCTCCATTCCATCTGGATAGTTGTATCACTCATTCCTGCAGGGATATCTTCATCCAGTTTGATTGTATCTGGCATACCACTAGGTAAGTTCCAGTCAACCTTCTCAGCTCCAACGCCCCATCGCACTATTTTTACTAGTGTCTGGTTGTTTTCTGTCCATTGCCTGAGCCTTGCTACTTGGTTATCTACCCCTTCAGCTTTGAATACCCACTCAAAGCCTTCATCTACTTGTCTAAACTTCATCTGGTTTTACCTCCCAATCAATTTCATAACCACCCTTTCGATCTGTCCACAGATCATCATAGCGATCAAATCCAAAATCATCCATCCACTCGACAGCATCATCGTGATGCTCGTACAGTAGATCCTCTAGCGCACTCACACTACCCCATTTTTCGATGATATCCTCATCTGCAATCTCATATGTAAAGAAAGCGATAAGTTGATGATGCTCTCTCCGTTCAATAATAGCCATTAAAAATCCTCCGCGACATCTATCATGCCTTTCAATTTGTACTTAATAAAGTAATTTAAGAGTTGACTCTTATCTTTATTTAGTTGCCGTTGATATGACGATATAATCTCTTCCTTTATATCCGCTGGAGTCATGCTTAGATCTACAAGTTGCTTGTTGCGTATATATCCAGCAGCCATATCACCAGTGACAAAATCTGCAGGAGCCATGTTCTTCCACTCAGCGAGTAGAACCTTACGAATTGACTTCTGCCGCTTATCAGTGACAAAGACATCATCGTCGCTCAATATATTAGGAACGCCGTCACCCTTGTCACCCTGAATGATATGTTCCATCAATATAGCATGTGCCGACTCTTCAATCTTTATCATCTTTTTCTTGACAGGAGAAAATTGCTGTACGTTCTGCCACTTCTGCAATTGATTGAAGTCGTGGTCACCTGAGATGATTAAGTACGGCTCAGCGTCCTCGAACAGCACACCTTGTTTAGCGGTCTGACTGTACTCAGCTAGAGTACCTATAACATCGTCTGCCTCAGCGCCATCTACATCGATCACAGGGTAAGGTAGGAACTCATCTATCTCATTACGGATAGCATTTAGTGCATCGAATATGCTAGGCCAGTCGAATCCTGACGAATCACGCACTTTTCTGCGGCTTGCTTTGTAATATGGATACACTTTTCTGCGCCAATAGTGTCTATTATCACACGCAATTACTATCTCACCGAACTCTTTGCCATATCTGTTCTTATAGCTACGAATTGAGTTGAGTATCATGTGACGGATGAGTGGGACATTGATATCCACTGAGTTATCTTTACGATGACCTATCTCTGCCATGAAATTAGAAATGGAGACTTGACTATAATCAATAACAATCATATCGGTAATACTCCTGCTTCAACTTCGTCAGGATCAAAGCCCCAACGATATCCAAGATCGGGATAAAACACACCTTTAGAACGCTTGGGTACACCATCGGAGTCATAAGCTAGGGTTGTGCATGTCCACTGAGTTACGTTATCTGCATTGGCACCGTATCTGTCATCGATCCAGTCACCACTTCTGAGATACGCTTCCATGTGCCGAATGTAACCAGTACATGATGCCGCTTTGGCTATTGCACCTTTATCACCAGCTTTAGCACCACGATTGAACTCGGTGAGGTATTCTTTCTGAGTCTTGATCCAGTCTCGGACGTTCTTCAGACTGAATGTCTCATCGTCATCTAGGGCGACAACTTTGGGTGCTATACCAGCATAGGTGGGAGGATTATCTCGTTGGCGCTTTTCTCTAGCCAGTTTGAGTCGTTCGCCAGCTTCGGCTCTCTGCTCTTCTGTCATAGGCTTGCGCTTCTTGCGTACTTTCTTAGTTTCTGGGCGAAACTCTGCGTACTTGTCTTTAGCCATGGTGAAATTCCTATTAGTTATTTGTTTACAGTATCTATGATAACAGGAATAACACCATTTGTCAAGAGGTTAAACTAAAGTTTTGATAGAGGATACTCTGATAGAACGCCAATCTTTCTTCTCAGTGTCAAATACAGTCAATGTGTCTTGATTGCGCTGAAGTGCCACTGCTTCATCTCCATAGATTTCTTTGAGGATACTGGGCTGTATCGTTGCTTCCATAACACGCTCTGTGCCATCGACTTTAGTGAATGTAACAGTGCGTACACCATTGCTTAGACTTTCAAGGTATGCTTCTTTACTCATAATATAATTCCCCTTCAGGATTTAACGCGGGCTCTTAGGTCGCTGGTTGAAAAACGATGATCTCGTTTATTAAAATATAGTGAGATACCTCTATCCTTACAGATTGTGGCACCGGTGAAGTCTTTTTCTCTATATTCTTCACCTAGTATTCTAACATTAATATCGTACATTGTCAAGATATCTTCTAAATCAATTTCATTGCCATATGGTATAATCTCATCCACATAGCGAACGGCATTTAACTGAGTGTATCGCTCTACTACTGTCTGAATTGGCTTGTTCTTATTTTTTCTATCAGTAGATGGGTCTACCTGCAACCCACATATTAGATAATCACATTGCGATTTTGCATCTCTGAGCATTTGCACATGTCCAGCATGAAGCAAATCAAAGGTACTGCATGTGAAGCCTGTAATCACTTGAGTATCAGCCCGCTAGTAAACTCACGGTATGCAGTAACTACGTCCTTATGGGCTTCAGCTATGAATACCACATTAGTAACGTAAAAGGTGCATTCATCAGCCTCTTCACCACTTGCCATGCTCAAACCACGTGCGAATCCCATTCCGGTTGAACCATGAACAACCATACGTGGATCTTTTAGTATGACCACATAAGTGTCTTCTCT